TTTCATTGGTTTAATATATTCAATTACCAAATCTTCAGTTAGTTTATAAGATGTTTCAACTTTTTCCCAGCTACTAATAAAATTCCAATTTCTTAATACCTCAAGATACCAAGAAAAATATTTTTCTTCTTTACTATCAAACATTATCAATAATATTATCAGCCATATATGCGGCTATGTTATAATCATATCCTTCCATAATTTCACAAACCTTATATATAAAATCAAATTCTGCTCTAAGCATTAAAATGCTCATTTCAGCTTTTTTAATATGTGGTTCAAATAGCTTATGCAATGTATCTTCTGACTCCGTAAATTTATTACGTTTACGAAACAGTATAAGCTCAAGCCTACGCTTAACCTCTTTACTTTGATTTATTTTATTTTCTAATTCCCTTATTTTATCATTAATAAGTGCATGAATTAGTTTAATAACATCAAATCTTTCAAATGAAGTTTTTTCAATATTAATAATTTCCGGAATAATATATGTATCAAAGAATGTCTGTATCTCTTTTTCAAATGATACTTCTTCAACATTACCTGTAATATCATACATTTTTCTACTTAATGGGTCTATCAATACAGCATATGCTTCTTGAAGCCTTTTAAACAGTTCTTCATTTCCATTTTCTTTGTCTGGATGATGAATCTTAGATTTATCCTTATAAGCTTTCTTAACTTCTTTTGGTGTAGCATTTCTATCTATACCGAGTAATTCATATAAGTTTTCCATATTTTAATATTAAATTCATCGAGCACCGAAGCACCCGACAAATGTTTATTTCTTACGTTCTCTAATTACTTTTACATTATTATCAGTATAGCACATCATACAATCAATGCATGCTCCATGACAATTAGCATCATTTTTATTAGATACAGCTGTAAAAGTCTTGTCAAAATAACCTAATACTTTCTTATCAGTACACTCTCCATTAATTTTTGAGACAGAAAAGATATACTTAATATTTGGTATTTTATCATATTTAAGAACAATATCTGTTCTTTTAGTCCATAAACCAAAACTGGTATAAGGAGTTTTCTTTGCTATTGCAATTAAATTCTCCATATGTACATCGTTAATTAATTCTCCAAAGGAGTTAAAACGAACATACCGATTATTAAATGTTGGCAATTCTCTATCAGTCAATAGTTTTTTAGATAATAATGCAGAATTATGTAGCAATTTGACCTCTAAGTTCTTTCGGAACTTAGAAAGTCTATTGCTATAACATACACCACATACACTACCTTTTACCTTTGACATAAGCTGACAGAAATCATTTGTTAAGCTACTAACACTAATAGATGGGATATTTTTCATCTTACCATTACCTATAGTAACGTGTACTTGAGTCAAGCTATTCATTTTCTGGAAATGGTATATCAGGATTAGTTTTATTATGTAACTGTCTTTGCATAGCAATTCTTACTACACGTATAGCAGTTTCTCTCTGCTTTAGAGATTCAATAAATCTTTGTATTTCTGTATTGCTTGTAGCAACATAATAACCCTTACTCGATGCAACTAAGTACGGTATAAGGTCATTTTTTCTTATATAATTGATAAGCTTTCTTAGTCTTGCTCCACCAATAACATAATCTAAATTCAATTCTATGCCTTTTCTAATAGCGGCACCTGTAGTAGCATTTTCAATGCCAATTTTTCTTGGTAAATATTTTAAGAGTATAGGAAGTAATTCCTTTAACTCATGTTCACTCAATTCTTCTGTTTCATTTTCAAAACCATTAATCATGATTTCTAATGTAATAGGGTACATCTCTCATATGCAACATAACTAATTTAATTGATGTTGATATTCTTGAGTGTACAGTTTCTATTTTAATATAAGGATCTTCTACAAATACAAGTCCATGCATAAAAGCTTCATTGTAACATAAATCTTCAGTAAGTTCTCCAAACTGAATAACACTTCCTGGTATAAATATATTTACAGTTAGTGTTTCTCCTTGTTCCATCTTATCAGATTCAACATTATATGCTGCTCTAATAACTTTTCTGATTTCTTTTTCAATTTCGCGTAATTCCATTTTTTTTATAAAGATTAATAATTCTTTCTTCAAAATCAATGAACAAAAAGTCCATTTCTAATTCGTACTTATCGAATATATCACGTAGTTTTTCCTTTAGGCTCATAATCATTAGTATAACAATCTTCATTTGGATCTGGAATATCAATTCCTCGGTTAGCAAAATGTACTTGTAATTTAAATTTAAACATATCAAAGTCTTTTGTTGACATAGAGCTTGTGCTCTTTGTTTCAGAATATGTAACTAATTTTCCCATTACTTCTTTAGTTCTGAACTTAGCTTTTACTATTTCACTTAATATGTAATGATGTATATCATTTTTTTCATAAGGCTCTCCTTCTATTCTTAGAAGTTCTTCTTGTATGGTTTTAATAGCTACACCCCAATACCAACGATTCTGTTTGTCAGAGCGTCTTTTCTTGGCTTTCTTAATAGTAATTTCAATATCCTTATCTTCATATTGCATAAGCATGCTTTTAACAAGATAATGGTCTTTGATTACTATTTGCCCATTTTTGTTTATTGTTCCTATAAATGTGCTCATAATTTTCAATTAAAATACAAGGAGTACCGAAGTACTCCTTATATGTTATTAGAATGGCAAGTCATCATCTCCTTCATCTCCTAATGGTTCAGCTTTAGTAGCTGGTTCACTTGGAGTTGCAGTAGGTGAATTATCTCTTTCCCATGTCTTTAATTCTCCATCAAATTTAGCTTTATCATCAGGTCTAAGAGCTTTTCTAAAATAATCGCTCTTACCGGTCAATTCTTCACTAACTGGCCCTGAATATAAATATCTAATAGATTCTTTAACTACAGGTTTATTATTGGCATTTTTATCATATCCAATATATTCTTCTGCTCTAAACAAAATCTTTAATTCTTTTCCAACAACATCCGCTAAGGCTTTTGCTCCTTTAGACTTCATATCAACTCCAGCATTCGTAAAGAACTCTTTAATAGCTCTTAATTTGAATCCTCTTGTCTCTGCTGAATCAGCATCTCTTGTTCTAAAGAACTTTGATGTATTCAATTCTTCTGTAGAAGTATCTCTAAACTCAACTTCCATATAAGGACAACCCTTATAGTCTTTGTTGATATCTTCAGATAATTCACATTTTTGTACTTCCGCTACAGTAACTCTTGGAGAGCTCATGTACTTACTTCTTTGTTCTATTTGATGCTTTTCAGCATCTGCAAATTCTTGGTCAAAACTCATACTCTTTTTTTTAATTAAACTAATTTATTTTTGGATTATAATAATCTTCAGCCAATTCTATAACTTTATTTAAGTCATTTTTCATTAGCTTTGGTAACATCCCCATTGGAGATTTAGCTGGTGTATTTTCATATCCAGCTTGTTTATTAGTTATAAAAACATATTCAGGATCTCCTGCTTCGTTAATTATAACAGTAGTGAAAAGAACTATTACAAATTCTTTCTCTACTTTTTTCTTAAGACTACCATCTACAGATATAAATCTTTCCTCTATACCTCCTGCTCCTTCAAGCACTTGGTCGATTCCAGTCATTACAACATATTTAGTGGTGTTCTTAGATTTATGCAATATTCTCATAAGCTCTTTCTTATACATATCCCAAAAATCAAAGCCTTTATAGGCTTTACTTAGGTCAGAATAAACGTGCTCTGTTAAAGAAGTAAAACTCTCAACAATCGTTACGTTAGCTTTTTTGCTTTGAATAGACTTATCAAAAGCTTTTTCAAATGCATCAGTATTAGCTATTGGAACATTTAATTTAAACGTTGCAGCCTCTCTAAATGGCAAAGCTTTCTGCTCTGTATTTAGAATAATAGTTGTATCTGGGTTAAGATTTCTTAGAGACGAGCTCTTTCCGGTACCTGATGGCCCGACAATAAAAATGTTTGGTTTCATTTATTTTAGTTTTTAGAAATTAAGAATGATTCTTTGCGTATTACTCTATTACATTGCCCTCTATTTAAAGGCTTAATAGTTTTTTCTGTTAAGTCACATATTTCAGTTGAATTAATTACATTTTTATATGTATCAACTAATTCTATGTCTTGACACAACTCAACAAGCTCTTGTCTTGAAAAACCTGTTGATACTGTTTTTTGTGATAAAATTAATAGTCTTGTCATAGTTACTTAATACAGTAAATGTAAGAAAAGTACATTAAATAACCTAAATTACTTAGGTTTTCTTTTAGCAGAATCTTTTCTGATTCTTAAATTTATGTTCTTGCCTTTTTCATTTACTATTTTTTTATACTTATTACTAAGTTTTAACTTGAAATACCCCTTAATGTTAATTTCTTCATTCCTTAACATTAACAAACGGCAAACAAGGAAGAACCGCCTAATCACTATATGAACTACTTTCGGATGGATTCCTGTATTCTCCGATATTTCTTTGACGATTTTGGTATTCTTCCAATTCTTTTTCATTATAAGGATTATTACAAAATTTAGTTAACTCACTGATAAAAAATGTTTCTACACTTCCCATACCAGTATTTCTACCTTTAGCTATTATTATTTCAGCTCTTTCAATAGGTGGAATACCATCTTCAATAGCAAAGTAAGCAGGTCTATGTACAAAGATAACTGTATCAGCATCTTGTTCAATAGCTCCTGACTCTCTTAAATCGCCAAGAGTAGGTCTTTTATTAGCTCTACCATGAATTGCTCTATTAATTTGAGATAAAGCCATTACGACTATACCTAATTCAGATGCAATTTCTTTTAACATTCTTGACATTTTAGCAATTTCTTGCTCACGATTATTAGCTCCTGGTATATCACAAGTCATTAATTGAAGATAATCAACAATTACAAATCTAACTCCATATCTAATAAAGTATTTTCTAATCTTATTGCATATCTTGGTAATGCTTCTTGATTTATCATCAATCCACCACTTTTCTTTAGCTAATTTTTCTTTAGTTGTATTTCTCATTTGATAATTTTTATGAGACATACACTTATTCCTTATATTCTTTAATGGAATAAAGGCATCTGAAGCAATAATTCTATTTATTAGTGCAGTTTCACTCATCTCTAAAGAAAACATAGCTACACGAACACCACTAAGGATGTTGTTCTTGAAAATTTCAAGTGCTAATGAAGTTTTACCCATAGATGGAGCTGCTGCAAGAATTACTAAGTCATGTGGTTCAAAACCTGTGATATGTAAATCAAGTTCAGTAAGATAAGATTTAATGAAGTGTGTTGTATCTTGATTGTCTTGATATTCAATAGCTCTATCTAAAGCTTTATTAACATCAAATTCTTCAATTTCTCCCATTTCTTGAATTTCAATTATCTTTTCAGATATAGAACCAAGAATTAGCATAGGATCAACCATTTCATTACAACTTTCATTTACTTTATCTGATAACAACATTAAGGCTCTACGTCTTGCATATCCATTAAGAAGTCTTATATGTTCAAGTAGGTGGTCATCATTGTCAATACGTTCACATATATCATTAAGATAAACGATTAGGTCAAACCCTATCTTTTTCTCCATCACATAATCAACATATTTTTTACTTGTCAAATAATCAGTTACCAAAACTATATCAACTTTTGATTCATTTGATAACTCTCTTATTGCACTATAAATGTACTTAGTTTCTATTGTAGAAAATTCGTGAATACTTAATTGGTCTGCAACCTGATAATAAGTATCTGGGAAATTAATAAAAGTAGCAAGTACAATCTCTTCTAAATCAGCATTTGATTGACCGATAAAGTTACTCTCTGTAAAAAAATCTAATTGTTCACTCATTTATATGTATTAAAAATCAAAGAGCACCGAAGCACTCCTTGAAGTTATTATAGTATTTCTTCTATCATAGCTATTGGAATATCCCAAGTACGTTTAGTTACTTCGTGTTTACCAACAAATTTAGTTCTCTTGATTAAAGTCACTTCATATTTATGACTATCTCCAGTAATGATAACTTCGTTTCCTACTTTAAGTATACTTTTTAACTTAGCAGATGATATTTCTCTACGTAAATCTCTTTGAGCTTTCCATTCACTCAATAATTCTTTGTACTGTTCATTTGTAGCATCTTGCAATTCCGTTCTAATGGAATGTTTAAGATTAACAAATACTGTTGCATCTATTCCTTTCATAGGCTAATTGGATTTGTTTTTCCTGTTTCTAAATTAATGTAATACCCTCTTTGAGTAATTGAATAATCTTTAAGTAGTTTCCATAATAAATTTAATCCCATATAAGAAACAATAGGATTAATAAATAAGTCTTGCTTTTCAATAGCTTCCGCTACTGAACAACTTGGTTCATTATTATCTTTAATACTCTTTAAATCAAATTCTTTGTCAATAGTTGGTAATTTTTCAATAGTCTTGTATTTCTTTGATTTAGGCTGTTTAGTTCTATCAGAACTTCCAAGTATTACTTGACCTGATTTATTACTATTGCCTAAGTCTAACCAATAATAAGGTTTTTCCCAATCTTGGTATACTTTTGTCTTATTCCAATATTTTGAAATATTTATTCTTGCTTTAGCAGTATCAACACAACTTATAACAATGTTAGTGTGTTCAGCTGTTTCTTTATCGTATTTATAGTTAGTACTATGCCAAGAAGTTCCATAAAATCTATTGATTCTTGAAATAAGAACATCTGCTTTGTATCTACCTACATCAGATTCAGAAAATAACTGTCTACCAAAATTTGCTTCTGTTACTTTATCATCATCAAACATAATAGCTAATAAGCCGGGATGCCCTAATGCTTGTAAAGTAACATTCATTCTTGCCAATCCTTGAATTACTTGTGAACCATTACCTCCAGCTCCAATCACATTTACTGTAATTGGATGAGGTGGATTAACTATATAATCAGGAGCATAATGTATTTTAGACTTCATTATTTTAATTTTCTATTTGCTAAATGGCTCATTTCATTAGAGCTATTTAAAAAATTGCTTTTTCTTTGCTGTATAAATTCTCCAGCTTTATCTCCATTTCTAAAGTTGATATTTTGTTTATATAGCTTTTTATCTATGTAGTAATTAAAAACAACAAAATTTGTATAAAATTTTCTACTTATTTCTATTGTTGCTAATTCTGCACTATTGCTTGGCGAACTTCCGGTATAAGTTGTTTGTTTTACATCATTAAATCCTCCCCAACTTGGAGAATTTTTATACCTACAACTTGTAACTTCATTCCATATTGGTTTTGCGTAACTCATATTCCTAAATTTTCTTTAATATTATTAATTATTAGACTTTCTAATAATTCATCTGTAGGGAATTTACTTTTTCCATCTAAT